TTCAATAGTCTCTTGATGTCCTAAACAATTAATACTAAATCGTTTTAATAATCCTTTTTGAGATAGTCTATTATTCTCTTGTACCTTAAATAAGTAAGTAGCCATACATAAAATACGAGTCTTGTCATAATATGGTCGATTTGCGTATAAAAACGCCAACCAAAAACTGAGCATAGTATCAATGGTAGCGACTTTAATATCATATCCGCTATCTTTAATAATATTATAACTATGACACGCTAAGGGTTGATAAATGAAGGCAACAGTGTCTGTACCAACTTTAATTTCATAATGAGGTGCTATTAATTCTCCAATACCATCACGTTTAATAATCTTAACATTTTTAATATCAATATCTTCTAATCTTTCTTTAACAATTTGAGCAGCAAGCATTGGTTCTTCTGATAAAACATCAAAATCTGGTATTTTGCGTAACTTGTCTTTTAAATGTTTTGGCATATAAGACGAATACATAGATAAAGCATATCCTCCGAAGAATACAACGCCTTGGTCAATCAATGTACGTTGAACATTATCATAAATTGTATTGGATTTACCTTCGTCTTCCATTTGACGTTGAAATCCAGTTTGCGAGCATTCTTTACCAACAAGTGGATAATTTTTATTTAAAAGAATTAATCGTTTCAATACTTTTTCCCAGCGACTAACATCCCCATCTGGACGCGATAGTTCTAAATACATTCCCATACGAAGTAAATTAGGAGGAGCATATAGAATACCAGCTACCTTAATAGCCTCTTTTTTAATAGCAATAAATAGTTCCTTGGGGATATATGTTATATCTGCGACTGGAATAAAATTAACAAACACTTTGTACGTGTTATGATGCTGTCCTGCTTTTGCCTCAACCTCTTCAAATCCATTTTTAACATAAATATCAACAAGTTCTTTAGCATCATTTAATGCGTTTGAACTATAAAAATCATAATCGGGTATTTCAATATTTTTATTATAAAATTGGTCTTGTTTGGGTAATATATTATTAATAGCTGTTCCTCCATAACAAATTAGACTTTTTACTCGTAAAAACGTTTCAACTATACCAATAATACGTTTTATTTCTGGAGAATTCGCAACTTTCATACCCCGTCGTTCATCTGCAGTATCGATAGCTGCTCTTAATATAGTTAATTCACAATCGTTAAATGACATCTTTTTATCACACACTTCTTTCATAATATAAAGATATAAAAAAATACAATATTTATATTACAATAATTAAATAATATAAAGATATAAAAAATACGATATTTATATTTCAAATTTATAGAAATCACTTTGAATAGTTCTTGTAGCATATGACAATTCTGGATTTTGCGGCGGTGGGGCTGGAATGGTCACTGGAATATAACGCAATCTCTCTGGTTTAAGAACAAATGCAAAATGATTTTCATTAAAAAATAACTCGTTTTCTGCTATATCAGTGTCAATTGATTGATATCTCATCCCTAAAAGCTGACAACCAGTTTCTCTCATAACCATACTACTCGGGTTTTCTGGATTAGACTCTTTGTCGGGCATCCCGATGGTCATATTTTGTTTGTTAAAATCAATCAATTCGTCTAAATCCGGGCTGTATTTAATATCATAGTAATGTAGTCCGCGCATAAATACAGAATTGCTTGTCATATTAATAAATTTATAAAATTCTGGACATTCAATGTAAGATAAATTGCTTCTATCCACAATTATAATAACTTTACCCATTAATTTTTTAAGTTCAACATTACCAAAATTTCTTCCATAATATTCAGAATCATAATCTTTATTCATAAGTATTGAATTATATTTTTCTAATAATTTTGCGAAATTTTTATACATTGCTTGATTGGTGCTTTTAATACGAAGATGTATAATAATCGGGTCTAATGGATTGGGTGAATTTGACGTAGAAAAAGCGTAATCACGAATAATATTCATAATGTCCGAAAAATTAATATAATTAAAGGTTTCCTTAACAAAATAGCTACTATTTGTGGAAGTAGCTACAACTGGTCTGTCATTTATTGAAAAAATTTCAAAGTCCAGTCCTCTAACGCCCTGCTTCAGCAAATCTTTTAAAACACAAGTATCAACATAATCGTTTTTATAGTTTCCTCCGCTACAACAATTATATGCTGTCTTAATATAATAATCTTTAAATGTATAATTAAATTGTTCTGAATTATCAATAGACCTTATTTTTCCATTTAATTTTCCATAAATAGAATTCATTAATGAACATTCTCTTACTTTTAACATACTGTAATAAACATAATAACATAATGCTATTAATAAAATAACAAATGTTATAACACCTATCAAAACAACAGCAGTAGAATCTTTCATTTCAGCAATTTGTTTTATCGCAGCTAAAGCCGCCTCTTTAGTGTTTTCAGCAGCAGATTGCATATTATTAGTAGCAGTGCTCATATTATATTATTATATTATTGTAATACATAAAATTATTAATTATAACAATATATTAATTATAAACAATATTATTATATATTATCATAAATAAGAATTAAATATATTGTTATAATATATTTAATATGGCAGGTGGTTTAATGCAATTAGTATCATCTGGACAACAAAATATTATCCTAAACGGAAACCCTACTAAATCATTTTTTAAATCAACGTATCGTCAATATACAAATTTTGGTCTTCAAAAGTTCAGAGTTGATTACGAAGGTTCTAAAACATTGCGTCTAACCGAAGAATCAAATTTTATGTTTAAAATTCCTCGTCATGCCGATTTATTAATGGATTGTTATCTATCGGTTGCGTTACCCAATATATGGAGTCCAATATTACCGCCTCAAGAAGAGACAATTGATAGTGCAAAATCATTTTCCAAATGGGCACCATATGAATTTAAGTGGATCCAAAATATCGGCGCTAAAATGATATCCAAAATCAGTATTACTTGTGGTAACTATACATTGCAGGAATATTCTGGAGATTATTTATTAGCAGCGGTTCAACGTGATTTTAATGCTAGTAAACTAGAATTATTTAACCGAATGGTTGGACAAGTTCCAGAATTAGTTGATCCAGGAAATTCAAACGGTCGGGTTAATTCGTATCCAAATGCATATTATAAGGAAAGTCTTGCAGGACCTGAACCTTCTATTAGAGGGCAAATTCTATATATACCTTTGAATAATTGGTTTAGTTTAAATTCACAAATGGCGTTTCCATTAACTTCTTTACAATACAACGAATTACATATAAATATAACATTTCGTCCAATTAATCAATTATTTACAATCCGTGATGTATTTGATACAATGAATAAATTTCCATATATTGCCCCTAATTTTAATTCATGGTATATGCAATTTTTTCGTTTTTTACAGCCTCCTCCAGATGTATCTATAGGTATTGATTCATATACAGATAAACGTTCATTATGGAATGCAGATGTCCATTTAAATTGTACATATGGGTTTTTATCAGAGGAAGAAGGACGTATTTTTGCATTACAGGAACAAACATATCTAATTAAACAAGTCCATGAAAAATTTATACCAAATGTAACCGGTCCAAATAAGGTGGATTTAGAGTCTCTTGGAATGATTTCTAATTGGCTTTTTTATTTTCAAAGAAACGACGCTAATTTGAGAAACGAATGGTCTAATTACACAAATTGGCCGTATAATTACATACCGATTAACGTATCAGCTGCTTCTACAACTGGAACATATAAAATACGTTTTGATGCTAACAGTAACGATATTTCAATAGGACCTGGTGTTAATCCAGACGGAACAAATACTGGACTTGTCATAAGCCCAGATTATAATCCTCAAAACGAGAAAAATATTTTGGTTGCTATGGGTGTTCTTTTAGATGGTTCATACAGAGAAAATATTCAACCTGCTGGAGTATTTGATTATATTGAAAAATATACCAGGACAACTGGAAATGCTCCTACAGGATTATATTGTTATAATTTTGCACTTAATTCAAATAACGCCGATTTACAGCCATCTGGTGCCATTAATATGAGCCGATTTACTCAAATTGAATTGGAATTCACAACCATTATTCCTCCAGTAGACCCTTATGCCCAACCATTGACTATTTGTGATCCTGAAACTGGAGAACCGATTGGGATTAATAAGCCTATGTGGCGCATTTACAATTATAACTTTGATTTACGGGTTTTTGAAGAACGCATAAATGTTGTTAAATTTGTTTCTGGAAATGCGGGGCTAATGTATGCCACTTAAGACTAAATTGGCACAATTTCGTAAAATACAATAATACTTCATCAAGTAGCTACTAATTACATTTTTACATTTTTACATTTTTACATTTTTACATTTTTACATTTTTACAAAGAAATTATAGTATGTTTTCTATAATTTAATATATATTTATTATAACAAACTAAATGAGCAATACGAAAGATAAAAATGTAATTGATGAGAAAAAGGCAGAAAAATCTGGAACATCTACTGATAATCCAGATTTAAAAGTGTTTTTAACTAAGTATGTAATTAGTATTTTTACAATTTGTGTTGTGGTATTTTGTATTGGCGGGGCGGGACTATATACATGTAAAGTAGTACAGGCCAATATTATCCCAGATGATATAGATCTATTTCCATATAGTAATATTCCACGTGATGTAAACAGTGGAAACATTAATATTGACATTATGAGACCTTCTTTGTTTTTTAATAAAGGAACGATTTGTAGACACGCGGTATTCGATGCTAAATCATATTCTAAAAATTTTACGGATACATTTGTCTGTAAAAATAAAAATTGGGGTGACTCTGCAAATAAAGACTCTTCAGTATATGGGTTATTTTTTTCCCAAGTATATAATAATTTGTTACAAAAAAATTATGCCGTTATAAATACTGTTTTTACATATTTTAATTGTTTTCCTGAAACGGTTATGATGGTATTATATGGATTCTTTGGAATGTTTTTTTGGATTGGAATGTTGTTTTTTAATATGGGTATAAGTATTTGGT